GCATAAGGTGGTGCCAAATTCTCCGTCCGTTCTCCGCACCCCCGAACCTCAACCGGAGTTTCAGGAGTAGGAGTGCCGTTCTGCACGGTATTCCCATAAATGCGGTAATTGCTGAAATTTTTTCCGAATCCTCTGAATGTCAGAGGCAGTGTGCCGGAAATTTCCTGTTCCGGGATTCCGGAAAGTTTTCTGCTCCAGAGGACTGCGTGAGAATTCTGCACATGTCCGCCGTGTATTGCTGACAGAATTTCATGATAAGCCATCATGAAGCATCACCCGTCTGGCAGACCCATTCGCCGGAGCTGCTGAGTTCGTAGAAATCGCCCGTACTGATGACATGTGCAATGCTGCCCATCAGCCATGCGGCATCCGGTTCAGGCAAATCGGCAGGCGTATCGCAGTCGATTTCGACAATGCGCCTGGAAATGCCGTTTTCAAAGCGGATGATTTTTTCATCTCTGATATTGTTAGCCATACTTATTCCTCCTTATCCTGTCTGAGCTGTTCAAGAACTTTTATTAACATTTTCGGCAGCGGAATGCCGATTTTTCCGGCATTTTCCAGAATGCTGATACCTTCGTTCGAGAGGTAGAAGCCAATCACGGCACTGCGGCACATGCTGGACTGTCCGCCGAAAATCTGCGTGTCGAGAATATGACCGACAGCGACAATCAGCAGAATCAAGCCTTTTTTAAACAGTCCGGAAAAACCTGTTTCACTGGAAAGTTTTTTCTGCATAAAGCCTGCAATGATGCCTGTGATATAATCCAGAATCATGAACACAATCAGCGCAGCCAGAAGCCCGTCCAGACTGCCCCATAAAAATCCTGCAATGCCGCACAGAACCGAACATGTCCATCGGATAAAATCAGTCATTCAGTACCGCCTCCTCATGATTGAAAGTTTCCGCCTTTTGGTAAAAACGGAATTTTCAGAACGTTGTCATAGAGCATCAATGCATTGTCAGATAATCGCTTTACTGGAATAAAATCCCGAATCAACACATTATTTTCATAGATTTGACAGCTATAAAATTTAGTATAGCTTTTTCCGGTTGAACCGCTAGCCTCTCCGGCACTGACATTCATATCAAATAAAAACATGGGATTGATGCCGTCGGTCAGTGCGCCGTTCGTTAATACCTTGTCAATCACTGTCCCGTCCGGATACGAGAAGCGCATATTCAGTCCTTCCGCCGAAATGATGCATCTTGAACAGAAATCTATCTTATCCAGATAGGTCGTGTCACCGTTACCACGCATACAATGAGCATTGCCCCAATTTTGCTGATTCCGGACGAACAACACCCATAAGTCTGAACCGCTTCCATAGTTGTAGCGTGAACCGTATAAAACCAGAGGACTGCCGTATTGACTGCTAGTATTGGGAATGCTGTCAATCACAATTTTAGTGTTGACTGTATGCACGATTTGCGTATTAACATATAAATTGCCGCTTGTCTGCACGGAATTGACCGGTTCAAAATTATCTTCAAAAACAGACGACAAGAAGCCGTTCCCGTTTACATCCGGATAAAATACATTTGTCAGCGTTTCCAGCATTCCGGAAACGCCGTCAGAACTTCGCTTGACGGGTACAAAATTCATGAGAAGCGAGTTGTTCTCATAAATCTTGAAAGAATACAGACAGAATTCTCCGAAATTAGATACACTGCCACTGTCATTATAGCATCCTATCCAAATTGGACGACCTCCGTATACTGTTGTTCCTATCGGTGCAGAAACGCTGTCGATTAGTGTTTCTCCGTCGTACCACGAAAGTAGTTCCTTATCCAATATAATCTTGATTTTTCGATAATATGGCAGACTTTTTGAAACTGTAGTGCTGTTTCCGCCCCATGCGAATTGAATTCCATGATTTCCATAGCGATTATATGTCAGATAAAGCATGTTTGTTCCGAAAAGAGTCTGGGAATATTGGTCGTAATTGTCTAACAGCATGACTTCGCATTCGATTCTGGTATTATCGTTCGGAACATATCCGGTGTTGAAATACTGGCGGTTTGTTGTCCGGATAAAATCGAGTGTCCGGAATCCGGTGCGTCTCCAGATGAGCGTACTGCCGAGATAGACTTTCTGCACCTGCTTGCTGCCATACATAATATTTTCAGCCTGATTGAGTATCATCAAATCAGTCCTTTCTGCTTTTTAATTTTTTCATTCTATTCTGATTCGGGCGGCGTTGCAACGGCAAAAATAATATAAAGTGTGCGTTCGTCCGGGTGTTCCAGCGCATCATATTCCGCCTGCGTGAGAAATTCTGCTTTCCTTACTGAATCACTCCGGATATAATTCGGCTGTACACAGCCAACATTGATATGAAATTTCATATCTTCCTGAATGCCGAACTGCATAGTTATTCCCCCTGTGGAGCAGGCAGAATATTGAGGATTCCAGACAGTTTCCGCCTGCTCAGACCGTCTGCACCGATAAACCGGAAATGTATCCGGAACATTCCCTGTAAGTTCTGCGTTTCATCGCTTGTCAGCAAAACCGAAAAGCCATTCTCATCAGCTATGCATTCTTTGCAGAGAACTGCTTCTTCCGGCTTGTCCCAATAAGAAAGAAGCATCTGCATCCGGCAGTCTGTCAGTTCATCTGCACTTGCACTTATCACAAAAGCAGGCAGTGTATCGCCCTGCAAGCATTCCATATCAGATATTTCGTTATAAAATCTTACAGTTTTCATTGCTTCACCTCTTAATCAAGCTCTGTCACCATAATGCCGCTGCGGAAATTAATCGAACCGTAAGTTGTGACATCGCATCTCGAAACATAACGGATTGTTTCTGTTGTTTTCTGCAATTCGCCGGTTTCATCTATCCAGATATCAGTTACAACTTCCTGCGAAGAATAATCTGATTCCACTCTGTCATAGCTGAATCCGCCGGTACAGCCCTCATATCCGCTGATGCCAAAATGACTGCAATTGTCAAGGCTGACAGCATCGGCACGGATTCTGACACCTCTGTGAGCAGTTCCGGAAGTATCTGTAATTGTTCCCCGTGCATCAATTATCATATAGGTGCTGTTTCCGTTTCCGCCCTGAACCTGACCGCTGTCAACTGTTTCCCAGTAGCCTGAACTGTCCCGGCTGGTAATCTTTCCGAAAATATCTGCTCCATTTTCGTTGAATGTGCAGATAGCACTGTTTGCAGAATTCCGGACTTCGATAGAACCGTTCTGACCGTCACCGCCGCCGACAATCAGCGTTCCGCCCCTGATACGGTCAGCATACATTGTGCCTGTTGTAACATAGTCAGCAACAATCGCTCCGTCCATTGTCATAGCAAGACCGTATTCCCCGTCATAAGCCTGTCCGGGCGTATCGCTGTGGCTGTAGCCGAGTCCGTTGATATTCCACCGCCATACTTTTGTGGCAGTTTCTTTGCTGTCAGTGTTCATGATGAGAATTTCTTCCGGCTCAACAACAACATAGCCGTGTGTTGCAGAAATAATCAAAGCAGAAGCATTATCCTTTGCCTGCTGTAAAATTTCTGATTTCTGTTTCGGAATTTCGTATTCCACATAGTTTCTTGTCTGTGCGGCAATATCCGTAATTCTTTCCAGCTTGTCTCCGATTTCGATAACAGGCTGATACGGCTTGAAAATATCTGTTGTAATTTTGATGATTTTCAGATATTCGTCCAGATTCAGAAGAGAGTTCACAAATCTGTATGTGTTTCCAACCTCAAATCTGTCCGCATCCTTTCCAAGCAAAGACAAATCCAGAACAGAAGCCTTGTAGAATTTTCGGATATTTGTGACCTGCTGCAAATACTCTCTTCCTCTGGAAAGAAGATTTTCTGGAAGGGTCACATCATCCCAGACATAAGAACCGCATTTGATGCCGTATTTTGTGATGGCATCTGCATCATCAATATAGGGCAGACCGTCATTGACACCGGAAATTGTCAGACGTTCTCCGGTTTCAGCATTGAGCTGACAGCCGAACGGATACAGCCTTGTAATCACACCGGTCGCATCTGTTCCGGAAGAAATACTTTTCATATTCCGTGCGAGTTCTACTTTTGTATTGCAGATTTGACCGTAGCTTTCTTCTGTCCAGTAATTCAGCACAGGCTGATTCTGTTCATTTCGGCTGACACGCAGCACGCCGCCCAGACGGGAAATCAGATTTTCTTTGATTTCGTCCATTGTAGAACGCTGTGCAGTCGTTTTGCTGGTTGTTCCGTGAACATCGACAGCACCTAAAAAAATGCACCGCTCCGGACTGTAATCCTGCATCATACTGTTATGATAATCCAGCAGTGATGCCAGAAAACCAGTTACTTCAGTATTTTCATAATGATGATAAAGCTGAACTGTATCGCACAGACAGCCCATTATGCCTTCACAGATAATCTTCTTGGAAATCATACCGGAACTGTTCATGCAGCAGTCAGAAATTTGCAGAATTCTTCCGTCAAATACCGTTTTGTTTCTCTTGGTGTCAATAATTCTGACAAGAGTTGTCAGCTCATGAAGCTTGTAAAAAGCCGGATTTGCTGGTGTGACTGTGATTTCCGCAGAAGAAACAGCGGACAGGTCATCAGTAAACTTGCAGGCAGATACTCTTCTTTCACTATTGCAGTCTGTTTCATGAAGAATTTCTGCTTCTCCGTTATTTTCAATTTCAATGCGGTGTATCATCAGTAGATTTCCTCCTTCCGCCCAAGTTTCAGATTCAGAAATTCTGCCCAGCCTTCCGGAGAATTTTCATATTTTCCTGCACCTGCCAGAGCAGCGAATTTCTGAATCAATGCAGCATCTGTCGCTGTGATAGTGCCGTCCATATCGGCATCAGCAAGATATTCCTGTTCTTCGGTCAGTCCGGATTCTTCTCCTGCGCCGATACGGGCTGCTGCTGCCAGAACCAGCGCAGCATCATTGGTGCTGACAGTACCGCTTCCGTCAATGTCCGGAAAACGGCATTCTGAAACAGCATATGCTTTTCTGGTGACAGGCTGCATCGCAGGACTTGCCTTAAATACCGCTTTGATGCTGTATACGCCGTGATGACTCTGCCGGATTTCCAGAACCGGCTCTCTGACCTCAAAATAATAATCCGGCAAAGAAGCATCATACAAATTTTTTCTGCCTGTCCAGTGCAGCCATTTTTTTATATACAGAATCTGATTCTGAGCTTTCTGCGGTGACAGGCAGAGAAATTCAAACCGGTAAGTCAGAACCCGTTCTCCATAGCTGGATTTTCCCGTGATTTCGTCAAAATCATGTGTAATATTGCTGTACGGCACTCTGTCTGTATGGTCATCTTTCGGCGGTTCTCCGATGTCTCTGTCCAGAAGGGA